AGGATATGTTATGCTTGATGGATTACCATCATTCGATCAGGATTGTGAACTTGAACTATATCTAGAAGATGAGCTTTTAGATCTTACAGTTGAAAATCTAGCAATGTACACTGAGAATTCATCAGCTGTCCAAAGTGCAGAATACAGAATTAAAACAAACGAGTAATTTTTTTTCAAAATTTAAATAAAACAAAATGGCAGATTTTTCTCTAACCACCCTCTTTGTTGTCCCAGTAGGTAATACAATCCCTAGCTCTGGATCAACACAAGACTTAACAGCTGGCCAAGTAGGTATCTACTTGAACACTTACGCTGCAGCTACTGCAGGTAACGTTGCTGCTGCTCCTTACATTTATGTAGCTCAAGGTAGAACAAACACCTATTTACAAGGTTCTAAACGCTCAGACAAAATTTCTGGTAAGCTAAGTTCTGGTAACTACAATGTTACTGAATGGTACAAAGTTACTGGTAATCCAGTGGCTGCAAACCAAGTAACTGAAGTTGGTAATTTCACTGTTAAACCAGGAGAAGTTATTACCTTGACTTTACGTGCTTTCTCTAGTTACATTAACACATTGTACTTCAATGGTTTCACACGTTCAGTAACTGTGAACGCTCCATGTCTTGGATGTGGTGATGATCCTTGTACAGATGTTGATGTTCCTGAATTAATCGATCGCTTAATCTATCAATTAGAATTAAGAGCTCCAGGTAACAACCCTGACAATATTAGCTTTAACACATTCTATCAATTCCAAAGACGTGGAGATGATCAAGATGCTGTATTAGTTATTTCTGGTAAACCTTTGACTGTTTATGGACAACCTTGTGATGTTGCTGCAGATCCTTGGGAATACGATCGTATGTGGTTCAGAACCTTCATTTTTGCTGGTCCTGCAACTACTGCTGACTTTATTGTAGCTGATCCTTGTAATCAAGTGGCTCAAGCTGTGATTACACAACGTTCTACTTATGTTTCTGGTACTTCTGCTGAGATTCAACAATTAGAAAAGAATTTCTATAGTTATCAAGCTGGATATTTGAAGCATTTATACAGAATGGTTGGTTATAACGAAAACTTTGAAAGCTGGGTAACAGATGGTACAACCTATGATACTTTGTATATCAAGTTTAACACTTATGACAAATCAGCTTACCAATGGGGTGACTATATTTATGAAGATTCTACAGTTATCCTTGCTATCCCTTCTGGAGATACTCAAGATTTCTTAGATATTTTGAATCCAGCATTGGGTACTCCAGTTGATGACAGTGGACCAATTACTTCTACAACTAGTACTACAACTACTATTTGGCCTAGTACTTCTACAACAACTACTTTGATTCCATAAGAAAATAAGTAGGTATCATATAACCTATGCCAGAGGGTGAGAGGATTATTTCTCAAGTCCTCTGGCATTTTTATTTTAAATAACCATGACTTTAGATTTTTTAGTAATTAATACATTCACTACCAAAACATTAGGGATAGCTGATACATCAATTTATGATACAGATCCTCCTAATGTAAGTGCTGCTACAATGACTATCACTATTCCTGGATTTAGTCCTCCTGTAGCTATTCCATTTAATGTGAATAGTTTTAATGTATATAATTCTGTGATATTAGGACTTAGTTCTTTTCCTGTATACACACCTATACCAGATGGTGTATATTATTTAAAATATTCAGTTGCTCCTGCTAATGTAAATTTTGTAGAAAAAAGCATCATGCGTACAGAAATAATACAAGAAAAGTTTGATGATGCATTTATGAGACTTGATATGATGGAGTGTGACTTAGCTATTAAGACTCAATCAAAAGTAACATTAAACACTATAAATTATTTAATACAAGGATCAATTGCTGCTGCTAATAACTGTGCTGTAGATACAGCTAACAAGTTATATATACAAGCAGATAACATGTTAAATAATTTCATAAGAAACAATTGTGGATGTTCTGGTAATAATTATCAAATAAACTTCGTTTAACATGGCAAACTGTAGAGGATGTGGCCTCAAAGTAGGCTGTGGATGTCAATTAATTAATGGCTTGTGTTCAGCATGTAACAATGCTGCTAAAAAAGCTGCTCAAAGAATTAGAAATGTTATCTCCAAGATTAACTGATTGCATAGCTGATGGTAGTATATCAGCATTACTATTTGATATTGATCAGAGGCTAGCAGCCCTAGCTAATGTTCAATATAATAATATTATATTCTCATTAAATTACTATATCCCTGGAGAAGTAATTGATGACTTACTACACTATAAACAAATATTAACATATAAACTTTGTAATGCAGATTATTGTAAATGTTTTACAGTGAAGATGATTGCTAGCAGAGTTAAAGTTTTAATACATAAATAAATTAAAAATGTCTTGCGAAAGTTGTTATAATGGATGTGTTCAGACAGTATCTGATGAATGTGTTAGATATACAGGTATAAACTATGCTGCATTAGGTGTTGAAACAGGAGACAATTTAGTTTCTGTTGAACAAGCTATAATGAATGCTTTGGTTCCTTTATTATCAGGAGAAGGAGATGCTATTGGATTAGATATATCTTGTCCTATAATTGATGAATTTTTACCTGATCATACACCAAACACTCAAGAGTTATTCACTGCTACAGTATCAGCTATATGTAGCTTACAAGCACAAGTATTTACTATTGATGATATATTAACTATATTAAATGCTGATTATGCAATTGATTGTCTTACAGGGGTAACTGCTTCTTCTGACACCCATGCTATTGTACAGGCTATTATAAATAAGCTTTGTTTAACAGTATCTGACCTTGCTGCTTTTGAACTTGATGTATCTACAAATTATGTTAAGCTAGCAGACTTTGATGCATTGGTTGCTGCTTATTTAGCAGGATTACCTGGTTCTGGAACTCAGAACTATTTAAAAATGGTTCCTTATACAGCAGTTGAATATTATGGATCTTTAGCTAATTTTGATGGTACAGGTGCTGGTATTTCTGCATTAGGATGGAACAAAATCTATTTATGTAATGGATTAAATGGTACACCTGATAAAAGAGGAAGAGTTGGTGTAGGTGCTATTGATGGTGTTCCTGGAGGTCCCTTGGATGCTGAAGTTAATCCTTCATATGCAGGTAATCCAAACTATGCTTCTACAGATACACAAGGTGCAAATTCTGTTACATTAACTACAGCACAAATTCCTTCACATACACATACAAGCTCAGCTAGTGCTACATCAACTGTAACAGATCCTGGTCACATTCACTATTGTGGAAATAATCCAAATGGTTGGGGTGGAAGTGGAACTGTTGGAATGGTTTCAAATGGTGTACAAAATGTTCCCACTACTAGTGTCACTACAGGTGTTACAGTGGCAACAAGTGTATTTATAAGTAATAATAACACTGGTGGTGGAGCAGCTCATTCTAATATACAGCCTGTATTGGCTTCTTATTACATAATGTATATTCCTTAATATTATAAAATCAATAATAAATGTCTTGTCAACCTGGCGATCCTTGCTATAATTCTTTTTATCATCCTGGTGAAAACTGTGGATGTGCTGAATGTCAAACTCTATCAAGTAGAGTTACATATGATGGTCCTAACTTACCATGTTCAGGAGTACACAATGGAGATAATTTAAATTGTGCTCTTTCTAAAATAGATGATGCTATATGCTCTAGTACTAGTGGTGGTGGTGGTGGTGGCACTAACGGAACTTCTGGTGCATCAGGATCTAGTGGCTCTTCTGGTTCTAGTGGGTCTAGCGGCTCTTCAGGGGCCTCTGGTTCTTCTGGTTTAACAGGAACAAGTGGAACATCAGGTTCATCAGGATCTAGTGGTAATTCAGGCTCTAGTGGTACTTCTGGAACAAATGGTTCTTCTGGAACAAGAGGTCCAAGTGGTACAAGTGGTGAAAGTGGATCAAGTGGTTTAAGTGGCTCTAGTGGTACAAGTGGAAGCACTGGTATATCAGGAACAAATGGTCAATCAGGAAGTTCAGGAACATCTGCTGCAGATGGTACAGCTGGAACTTCTGCTTCTTCAGGTACATCAGGTTCAATAGGACCAGCAGGTACTTCAGGTACAGCAGGATTAAATGGAGATAGATACTTATCATCTTCTGTCACATCGTTATTAATAGGAACTGGAACTAAAACTTTAACCATTGGTACAGGATTAGCTTATAGTATTGTTCAAACAGTACTTTTGACATATGATATATCTAATACAATGCAAGGCTCTGTTACTAGCTATAATAGTGGTACAGGTGTAATGGTTGTTAATGTGGCATCAACAACAGGTTCAGGAACATATGCATCTTGGACTGTAAACTTATATGGTGCTGCTGGTGGTAACGGATCAAGTGGTACCTCTGGTTCATCAGGTACATCTGCAACTGCAGGAACTAGTGGATCTAGTGCTACAGCAGGTACGTCTGCAAGTTCTGGTTCATCAGGAACAAATGGTACAGCTGGTACTAATGGAACCTCAGGTTCTTCAGCTACAGCTGGTACATCAGCTAGTGCAGGTACATCTGCTTCTAGTGGAACAAGTACAGGAACAGCTGGTACATCTGGAGCTAATGGTTCTAGTGGTGCAACAGGATCTTCTGGTACTTCTGGTGGTACAGGTGCATCTGGATCAAGTGGTACTTCTGGGGGTACAGGTTCTCCAGGTTCAAGTGGTACATCAGGCTCTTCAGGCTCTTCAGGTTCTAGTGGTTCAAACGGTTCTTCAGGTTCTAGTGGATCAAGTGGCTCTTCAGGTTCTTCAGGTTCTTCAGGTTCTAGTTCAAATGGTTCGAGTGGAACGAGTGGCTCTAGTGGCTCTTCTGGATCTTCTGGATCTGGATTTACAGCTATATCTCCAGCAACTGCAGGAGCAATAGTTATATGTACTAATGCAAACTCTGGATATACAAA